AATTACATGATTTTATACACCAGTTTAAAAAAAGAACCACATGAAAATAACACTAAACCAGACGGAGCTGTCGATGGCATGCATGAGCGGAGCGGATCGCCTTCTACAGAACCACAAAAATGGGACGAATACTCAAGCCAAGAAGCTTGATCGTGACATAACTGGCATGGCGGGTGAAATCGCTGTTGCTAAATATTTTAACCGTTACCCAGACCTAACAGTAGGGCCACATTATAACGGTTATGACCTTATGGTTGCGGGTAAAAAAGTAGAAGTAAAAACTACTTCATACAATCCCGGATTTTTACAGCAATCATTAAAGAAAAGCGTATACGACGCAGATATATATGTGCTGGTACATATTGATTTGCCGCATTGTACAATTGTTGGTGGTATAGCATCTGAAGATTTTATCCATGAATCAAATGTAAAAGACACTGGCTACGGCAATATGTATACCATAGAGTCATCACAGCTAAAGCCGCTAAAAACATTCTGGCGCAATGCATAGCATTCATACTGGCAAGATAGGCGAGATAGCCGTTCAAAAAGATCTGCTATTGCAAAAATATAATGTGTATTTGCCTGTTGTGGACTCAGGAATTGATTTGATTGTAGAGCTGCAAAATGGTGGCATGCAACGTGTGCAAGTAAAGTGCGTTACTGAGATGAAAAAACGTACCAGTATAGAAGTTAACCTTGCAAAATATAAAGATACCAATAAAGTGGATGTTATAGCGGTGTATTTTGCGCCAAAAGACATGATTGCGTACGTGCCTTATGATAATAGTCACCATCTCACCTTAGCTATTGCTACAGGCAAAAACAATCAAATTAAACATCGTAAATGGTTTTATAGCTATGCGACGTTTCCGGAGTTCTCGTGACACCCTATTACGCCGGCAGCATAGACTACGATAATGATCAGGGTGAATGGGAAGATTGCGTATTCACTGCGTATGAGCTAGAGGATCTTTGCGATAAGATGCGGGATTTTATGAAGCGTAGAAAAAATAGCAGTGTGTTTTTTGGTGCATATATAGATGCACAGGGGAATGAAAAAGATATAACAAGTAAAATAAAAGAGGTAATCAATGTTACAAGTAGAAAATCGGGGAAGAAAAATCATAGTGGATAAAGAAATTAAAGCGTGTGATAAATGTCGCTGTACGTGGGAGAAAGTAAATCCACGCTTTTATATACGGGACCATAATATATATCCACCGGGTAACATACCAAGGTTAGGTAAGGAGCTAAAGACATGTCCGAGGTGCAAAAATGACTAAATATTATTTAGAAACGGTAGCAGATCACGCGATTGCAGCTGGTGTGTGGACCACATGTTTTATCGTGGTGTTTGGTTTGATATTTTACTTTTTAAACAAGTGGTATATCTACAAAAACTTTAGAAAGGTCTGCATCATGTTGCTGGCCATAGATCACAAAATAAACAAAATAAATAAGAGGTTAGACGATGTTTCTAATTGACGTAGCAGAATGGTGTATTAACACTTTGGTTTTATCAGTTTCATTTTTCTTTTTAAGTCTAGGTACGTTTGTGTTTGCGTTGATTTTTACTGTAGTGAAAGATGCGATCGCTAGATTTTTTAACAATTTAATATAGAGGACAACATGGGGAAATTAGATTTGCATGGGCAAAAATACATTTTACAGGATGGAACAAAAGCACCAAGCGTTACTACGCTGATAGGCCAACACTTAGGTTGGAATAAACAGGCACTGATTAGCTGGGCAAAGCGCCAGACAATGATCGGTAAGGATGCAGATGCAGTATTAAAAGAAGCGGGTGATATAGGCACGTTACTGCATTTATTAATTGAGGGTCATCAAAGAGGTTTTGATGTCGATACAGGCGATTTTACGCGTAATCAGACCGAAAAAGCACTGGTTTGCTTTGGTGGGTATCTAGAGTGGGCCAATAAGGTAAAATTTAAACCGTTAGCTAGTGAAATGGTTGTTGTAGATGAGGAACAGCGTATAGGTGGTACGATTGATTGCGTAGGTAAAGTTGGGGACGACTTGGTAGTGATTGATTGGAAAACGAGTAAGTATTTATATAAAGAGCATAAAATTCAAATTGCTAAGTACATTGACTTATTAGAAAGGGCAAAAGAGGGGAGACACTTTGCTTACGGCATGGTGTTGCGTTTTGATAAAGAGGAGATAAAATTTCACCAGCATAAGATTGACAGAAAAAAGATTGAAGCTGGTGTAAAAATATTTGATGCAATATTAGCACTCCATAATCTAAAAAATCAGATTTGAGGGCGGAGTTTCCGCACACGAATTCCGCTGGGAATCGTGCGCGTTGTCCTATCTGCGAAACTAACGACTTTTCTGTTGCAATCTATGTGGAGTTTGCAAAATGTTATCGCTGTAAAAAAAAGTGGCCATTCAAAGATAAAGTTTTTAACGGTATTGAAGATCCAGTTGCTTTAGTAAATACGCGTACACCGCTGTTTGTGATAGGTGATAAAGCGCGTAAGGATGCTGATTTTGATAAAGCTAGGTCCAGTTTTTTAGAGCATTTTAAAAGAGTGGTAGGTGATCTTCAACTACCTTGGCCAGAGGCTGCAAAAGATGAGATTTATGGTGTAGGTGCTTTAAATAAAAATGAAACTGTGCAGTTGGTTTTTGAGATTAGCGAAAATCATTATAAACATCATAAGGGTCCGCAATACGGCCAGAAAGAATGTGCAATTTATCCTATTGGCGTGCTACCACAACTACAAACAACTAGCACGCTGCTCCTCTGTGAGGGTGAAAAAGACGCCATCACAGCGAACGCAAACGGTGCGCCAGCCATATCATTTACCTCGGGTGCTGGCGCACTGCCCCGTAATATTGAATCGTTGAAAGAGTTTACAAATATTGTTATTTGCTATGACAATGATGAAGTTGGAGAAGCTGGAGCAGTAAAGGTAGCAAAGGCGTTGTATAAACAGAATAAATCCCGGCGTATTAAAATATTAAAGTGGACCGGGAAGCGCGATAAATACGACCTTACAGATTACTTTGTAGATGGGTATACTGCCAATGACTTGTATAGCTTAATTGATCGATTGCCTGTATATGGCGGAGCTGCACAGGACTTTGGCGGTCTGGTAGAGTACGATCCAGAATCATTTGTGCATGAATTACAACGGGAGGTAGTGCAAATTTGTGATGAAATACTTTTAGAGAATGGCACGTCTAGCATCTCAGGCCAATCCAACGTAGGCAAATCAATATTGGCGTTGCAGTTTGCTATGTGCGTGGCTATGGGCGTGCCGTTTTTAACCTTTAATGTGCCGCGGCCAAGGCGTGTGCTGTTGGTCCAGTTTGAAATGATGGACGCTCACATGTCTAACCGTATTGAGAAATGTGCGAAAGCTATGTTAGGCCAGTATCCGCAGCATTATAGTAAGTACAAAGAAAATCTGAGAATCACATCCGTTGAAAATATTAAAATATTTACGGACCAGTATAATGCGATCGAAGGCAACCTTATGGCAGCGGATCCGCCGTATGATGTGGTGGTGGTAGATAACTTATATTCGTCAGGTGCAGCAAACATTGCTAAGAATGATGAGCTTACACAGTTGATGAGTAGGATTGACCAGCTACGGAAAGAATATAAATGCGCGTTTATGATGGTAAGCCACCATAAGAAACTAGAAGAGAAACGTCCGCTAGAGCATTCTATGGTGTATGGGGGATCGTACTTTGTGAACTTCTTAGATAACTTAGTGCAAGTGGCCAATACTGGAAGGCATAACCAGCTGAAGGTGTTTAAGATTACAAAGATACGTACCGAGAACGAGTTTCACGAAGTACCGTTGGGGATCTTTCTACATACGGAAGATGAGGAGCTATACTTTCAATATAAAAAACCGCTACCAAAAAATGAGGCATATTGGTATACGGACCCGGAAGAGAATACGGAAGAAAGAATATTGAAAGAATTAGAAACGGAAGGTGACAATTTTACATACAAGCAGATGCAAGATGCGCTAAAAGAAGTACTAAATATTACCAGTACTAGAAGCGTGTATAAGTGGTTAGATAAGCTTACAAATATGGGATATATAGCTAAGATTGAAAAGGGTCACTATATAAAATGCGCTAATGAGTTGGAAAGTTTTTTGGATTAGCGCATGCAGTGGAAAGGTAAAAAAGGTAAAAAAGGTAAAAAACCATTTTACCTACTTACGCAAATTCTCTACTACCTTCACGTCAATCTTTTTTACATTTTTTACATTTTTTACACTTAGGGGGTGTGCGGTGTTTTTTTACCATAAATGCCCACTTTCGCATAATTACGATAAATCGTGCAGTTTTGCTACCGAGCGTGAAAATATTACATATTGTAATTATATTATCGGTTACTACCATGACACCAATATCGCCAATTTAAAAAGTTGTTTTGTTAAAATGAATGGGCGTGACAGATTGGCGTGGCGTAACCGTATGATAAAAAAATTCGGACCAGCTAAAATATAAAAATCCTATAGCTGAAATATTAAAATGCGTGGCTGGAAAAGGTTTTGCACGAAAAATTTGGAAAAAAAGCAAAAAATTGGAAAATCGGAGTAACATTTTGTTACGTGATTTTTGAGTGATATTCGCAGCGATCCAAGCGCAAAAAAA